GCGAATATCTTCCGGCATGTTTTCTTTCTGATTACTTGAAAGCTGCAGACTGCTTCCCGATAAAGCTAACCTGACGGAATCAGACGTCGTTATTGTCCTCCCTACGACTTGCGGGTTGGTTCCCTCAATAACATAGACATCGCCGCCCAGCGCGAACGCATTCGTGCCAGCCTTAGCCTGAATGGCCGCGGCGATTGCCGTCGCTTCGTCCTCAATCAAGGCAGCGGGACTCCAGTCTGTGCCTCGAGTAAGTGTATATCCATCGGTACTAATAGCTCCGAGCGTGATAGTCGCGCCGGCCGCCAGGTTAGCTAAATCGGTTATTGTAAGTTTGGCATATCCATAAGAGTGATATCCGGCCGCATAGGTCACTTTCGCTTTCCTAGGGCCAGCTGAGAGCCAATTCTCGAGCTTTAAGCGGTTCAAGAGGATGTCGTAAGGTTCGTCCTGGGTATATTCATCGTCTCCGTTCATTATCTTGCCAATTGCTACCACCGGCACATCATAAATGCTTAGGTACTGACCGATAGCATCATGAACTTCATCCGTCACTTTATGGAGACTTAAATCATTTACTCCCAGGGCGCCATTAACAACGATGGCTGCCATCTTGTTAAACATAGCCAATAAGGAATCACTGCCGCTTCCGGTAATGCCCATAAATAATTTTAGCTCTTCAGTTGTGACGTATAGATTCATATTATTTTGATTTATAGCCAGTCGCTCCCAGAAATCCCTCGATGTTAGATAGCCGGGTATTTATACTCGTGGCTAAGTCGTAGTACTTAGTAGCCGCATCCTGAGCGGTCTTATAATTACTTTCCATTTGGTCAGCTCTACTTTCTAGAACGGCCACCCGAGCGGTCACAGAATAGAAAGCAGCGGCACACCCCAGAATTACAGCTCCGACCGTTATTAGAAACGCTATTTTTTTATCGAATGTTTTATTAGCTGTAATTTCAGCTTTCTCTTCTTGATTGCCCATATCTTAATTGCAATTTAATTTATATTTATTCTCCCCCCTCACCATCTTCAGTTTCAGCCTGGGCTTTCTCGGCTAAAACTTCTTTTAAGAGACTGGCGAGCTCGGCCTTAGTGGCTTGATCATTAAAGCTAACTCCTTGCTTCTTTAAGGCAGTGACGAGTTCAGCTTTTTTCATACTGTCAATTGCTTCAACATCAATTTCTTCATCCTCATCTTCTCCCCCCTCACCATCTTCTGTTTCGTCGGCCTTAGCTGCTTTCTTAGCGGCCTTAGCTGCTAATTTAATCAACATCTCATTGTACTGATGCTTTACCGGTTGATCACCCTCTAAGGTCCAGAGGTGAGAATAGGAAAGCAACTCATGAGCTTGCTTCATACTTACTCCAATCACATCGCCTTTCTTAACTTCAGTTTTTTCGGCTTCACCATAGATTAGAACCTTGGTATCTTCGCCGTGCCATTGCAAATTAAATTTGCTTTTTTCGGTCAACTCTTTTTTTAAATCGTATTGCATAGATTTGAACTTAATAAATAATTAGTTAAGCGCTCTTGCGAGCATTAATTTTTAAACTAGCTGTCGGAGCAGTGCCTCCCAAGACAATCTTGTAGCGGAGGAATGCTAGCGGCTCAGTCGTATGAAGCTCAGTTACTCCGGTCGCATTTAAGGAATCACTAGCGGTCCGGTCAATCCAATTTTCTTTATCCATACTAACTTGAGGAGTAACCACGACAGTGCCAGCGGCCGTTAGAGCATCGATATCGATGACGGCATCTACCTGCTCGGGATTCATCCCTCCGGAAAACTCAATCGGGTCGCTATAGGTTGCATCTACGCCACCGGTTAAAGTCGCGCCACTGATTGCCATCGTCCCGGCATTACTTTCTCCCAGAGCCAAGGTTATTGCATTCCCTGCGACCCCTGGAGCGGCTGCTACGATGTTTATCACACCATCAGCGACTTCTGAGTTGATACCAGTTAAAGCCTCAACTAAGGCTTCTAATTCAGCGATGCTGCTAAATTCACCAGCGCTCGGCGCTGCAGCTACGCAAGTTAAGGTTTCGCTATTTACGATAACCGTATCGCCAACGGCCGGCTCGCCGTAAGTGATAGATCCTTGGGCATGCTGGGTTAGCCCTGTAACCTTGTAGTTTAATTCGTCATTCATAAATTTATAGATTTATTTATAGTCTTAGCGCCGCCCCCGAATGAATCGGGAGCGGAAAAAGACTATAAGGTGATGTTAATACCGGCAGCAACGGTAGGATTAGCAAGACTTGCTTCGGAATCAATGATATTGAATGCGAAGTCAAAAGTAGCAACTAATCTCCAGCCGTAACCAACGACACGCTCTACTTCCAGCTTAAAGTCCTGGCCGAAACCGTATTGGACAGCTGGCTTGTATAAGCCCAAAGTCTGACCCTTAGTATTGTTTCCAGCAGTAGCGGAAACTTTACCATCAGCTTCAGTTAACGGAACTAAGTGATGAGTAAGTACATCAACACCGAAAGGAGTTGGAGTAATACCGCTTTGGATAGTGGCGCGATCAGCCGAGTTAACGACTAATTTAAATGCATCCAAAGTTTTCATCTTGTTAGTTACTTGGATAGGCTGAATGAATAAACAATCAGTTGGGTTAGTAGCGTAGCGTCCTAATACTCCGAGCAGGTCCATATAATCAGTGTCGGCTAAGGTACCGAAATCTTTAGTATAGGAACCGTTAATAGCTCTTTCGCGAATACCGTGATCAATCATTAAGGAGTAGTACTTAGCGCCGCCGTTAGCTGCGAAAGTAGTAGCAGGAGCTTGGTCGTCAGAATTGACGTTACCGGTTGCTCCAGTTTCACTATCACCATTGATGATTAAACCATCGACAGTTAAAGCCATACCGCGAGCGATTTCAGCCTTAACATATTCCTCGGTATTAGCAGCATTGTATTTCAACTGCTCGTCAGAGATATCAACTTCACAAATAAAGCTGGCTTGCTCCAAGGAAACTTGCTTGGTTTTTACTTTAGATTGACCGTGGTCATCTTCAGTCTGGCTACCAGTACCAGTGGTCCACTGACCTTTGCCCTGGAACATGGTGTCTCCGATAGAGAGACCTTTAGCAGCAGCGGTGTACTTTTTAGGTAGACCGTTACCGTGGTTACCAGGCAATAATGGCAATAAGTTGGAGTACTTAGGCATCAGATCAATCACTTCTTTCACAAAGACTTCGGATGGAACGAATTCCGCACCGTAGCCAGTGTTACCAGTGTTCATGACCTCATTGGTCTTTACTTCAACACCTGCCATCTTTTTCAACATTGAGATTACATCCATAGATTTAGCTATGTTAAATTTAATTAATTAATGTCGCTTATTTTTTAAGCTTAAACATGGATAAGAACTCAGAGCTCGCTTCTTTAGTATTCTTGGCATCTTCTTTCTTCTCTTCGAATTGGCCATGAATAGCTAGAGCGCGCTTCTCCGGGATCTTAGTCAGTTTAGCTTCCATCTCGGCCGCCTTTTCGGCTAGCTCCTTGTAGGAGGCAACCATTTTGGCGATCAAGTTGATCACAGACTTAGGCAAATTAATTGCCCCGGCGTCCTTAGACTCTGTAAAGAGTCCGGCCTGTACGAGTTCCGGCAGCGACTTTGCCGTCTCGCTATCAACGCCTATAGCTTCTGCTACTTCAGGTTTTACCTCTTCAGGCTTCTCCTCAGGTTTCGCCTCGGCATTTGGTTCCTCGCCTTTATCGGCTTCTCCACCATCCGCAGGTGCAATCTCAGCACCCTTTTCAGCTTCTTCCTTAGGTTCTTCACCCTCAGGCTTATCTTCAGTAGTTTTCGCATCTTCATTTATTTGCACCTCGGCAGTTTTTTCTTCCTCAATCTTTTCTTCTTCAGTATTTTCTCCGCCCTCTTCGGCTTTGGCAGCCGCTTCATCGGCCGCCGCCTTTTCTGCGGCAATTTCTTCTTCAGTTTTTTCCGGCGTTTCTAATTCATCGCCGACTTCTTTTTTGATCAACATAGATTTAGTGACTAATTGATTAAAGTACTCCTTAACAGACTTAGCGATCGTAAAGAGCGCATTGCCATTAGCAGGAGTTGAAACTATTGAAATCTCGACCAGGTCGAGCTTCTTAATAACGCGAACCATATCAGCATCCCAAGGGCTGTCTACCTCAGCATTGAATGGTGTTCCATCTTCGTGTTGTAAGGTACTCATCAGTGGAATGTAGCCGATAGAAAAAGCTCTAAAGCGATTCTCAAGCACATCCTTTTTCGTCTCTTCCTCTGTTACTAAAGCTCTGACCCAGAGGCCCTTGCTTGTAACTCGAGCTTCAAGAACATGACCAGCTGGCCGGTCTGGATCATGAGAGCGTAAAAGTGACGGATTCTTCATGAACAAAGTGAGCGCGTTTTCAAACGCAGCCGGCTCAACTATGTCCTTGTATCGGTCAATATCCGGAGTCGAGGCATAACCCTCAATTTCTACTCCCTCTTGTCCGAGGTCTTTCACTTCTTTAACAGCTATTTGGAAGTGATAGGTTTTTAATTGAATTTTCATAAACAAATTTATTATTATTTTCTATTTATTTTATATTTTTAAAGCGGATTACCCTGTAAATCTACCGCGCGATATCCGGTAGAGCATCGACAACGAGGATGATCTGACCTTGGGCTTATATCGTCTCCGGAGGGAAAGTGTTCATCCCATCCTATCCAACCGACCGATTCGTTAGCGGCACATTCTTCTGTAACCTGGGCATCCTGTTTTGTTAACCACATTTTCTGTAATATTGTTCCTGTTTCCTTTTTATAAATATCTAGCATTTCGTGATTTCCCTCTTCATACGCGTGTCTAATTTCATTTGTAGCAATCAGCTCTGAACGATAACGACTAAATACTCCCTCAGCTCCCTGGGCGCGAATTTTTTTGCCCGTCTCTTGGTAGCTTTGACCAGTCTCGGCCGCTTCGGTTAAAATCTTTAGAATTTTTTTCTTCGTCGTTCGCTTTATACTCCCACGGTAGTCTGAAAGGTGTAGAGTTTTCTTGGCATTTAGATAATCGATTGCATATGGATTGACGAGGTCAAAGCTTATTCCAATATCCGCCATGCTAAATTTTGTATATGCAGTTTTAGCGCCTTTTTTGTAAACAGTCTCTCCTCCATTCGCGATAATACCTGCTAATTCTTCATCCTCAGGCATATCATCGAGCATCCGATTAATTTCATCCTGGGCAGTCTTGCGTTCAATTCGGAGTACAGCTGCTTTATTGTTAAAAAAGCTTAGCTCGGCCGCTTTATCAATTAACCATTCCATCTGTCTTTTAAATGACCGGGAAAGTTTTCGAGACATTCTAGCCTCACTTATAGCTAGGTACTGCCCATTTTCTGAGCCTAAAATACTGGCTTTATACTCTATCGCCGCTATTGCTTTATCAATTGTGTTTTTGTCTATGCACATTTTCTATTCGTTAATTGTGTTCTTGTCGGCCTTATTAATTAAACTGGACCGCAATGTTTTATACTGAGCGGCGGTATAAGTTTTTCCGCCTATCGTCACACTCTTCGTTTCTGTCCGGGAAAGAATATGCTGATTAAATTTTTCTATGGCATTATTTCGAACATCACTTAGATCGATGTCTCCACCGGCCTGCTTGATTTCGTAGTCATAGATTTGCATCAGCGTACTAAATTCGTCCACGGTCATAGGGACGGGTGTAGACCCGCCCAAAATCACCGCACCAGCAATGACTGCTGTTCCCGCTGCTCCAACTAAGATTTGCTTAATACTTTTCTTCACAAAATTAATATCCTTTAGACCATTCTCTAATGGCGTTAGTTAAAGTAGGAACTGCCCAGACAATCAAGCCGGCCAAGACCGGATTGGAGATGTCTAGCGCCCCCAGATACTCGCAAACCGCGATACCTGCCGCCGCAGTGGCGGAGATAAGCGCTCCTTTTAAGATTTTTGTCATTGTCGCTTTGTCGAACGACCACGCTTTTTGATTCATATTTTTGAAAGTTATTTATAAATAGCTTGGTACAAACATTTGATATTGGTTCCTGATATTGAGAGGGAATGTCCTGAGATAGGTGGCTGTCGTTTCGAGAAAGACATGCCCCAGCTGTTCCTTGATCATGTAGAGATTGGCGCCGCGCTTCAGCAGGTTGGTTGCTAGGCTGTGCCGGAGTAAATGCGGATATACTCTCTTTCCTATTTTTGCTCTCTTGGCTAAGACATGGACTAGCTTTCTTAAATCGCTCGGGTTGTACTTGTGATCTGCTCTCAGCGTTGTAAACATCCAGTCTTCGCCTTTCTTCTGAAATTGGTTCACGTAATCTATCAAGATTCGAGAGCAGTCGCCGCTGATGTTGATCAAGCGGTCTTTCATTCCCTTGCCTTGAGTAACGCGGACCATATTGTCGCCAAGGTTTACGTCGTTCACGCGCAAGTTGCAAAGCTCCTTGTTCCTGATACCTGAAAATGCAAGCAAAGATATTATCGATTTTTCTCTGATGTTCTTGGCTGCATTTATCATCAAAGTTATCTCTGCCTCGTTCAAGGTATTCTTGATTAAGGTCTTTGGTTTCTTCGGCCGGCCGAGTTGAATCCGGTTGCCGATGAATTCTGTGTACCATTCCAGCGCCAACGATGTGTTGACGATGTGCGCGTACGAATACTCTTTCTCGTGCATCTTCACGATGTAGTTGATCACTTGATCGTGAGTTGGCTCGTAGGTCTTGAGCGCTCTTATCAGCCGACTGGCTGATCCTTGATACCCGGCAATCGTCACATAGCCGATTCCCTTTTTGACTAGGAGCCATTTTCCGAACTCCGTCATCCTCTCTCTTAATTCGTTTGTCATACATTTTTTTATGCTTAGTTTATTAGCTGACCACTGTGACAGCAGTGGTCAAGACAACACAATGCTCCTAACACGAATTAAGTCAAGTTTTATCAGGTTGAAAATGTACTTTTTTACCCTCTGAGCGAGTTTCATATATCGCCCTACCATCCCATCCAGTTTTATGTAAATTCTTTATCCTCTAATTTCGTTAATTTGGTCCGTTTCCGGTCAACTAGTGCCAACTGCTTCCAAGAGCGCAACACGGGGCCAAATTTTGCCAACAAAAAGCCTACGGACAAGTGGTCGCAGTGACCAATCCGTTCTTAACTGTGATCGTACAAGCTCCTGAATCGTCAGCTTTCCTAAGGTTTATCGTAGTAGACGTGCCAATCGTGCCATCGCTTGATTTATATCCTGTTGCCTTGATATTTCCATTTACTTCAAGTTTCTCTGTAGGCCCAGTGGTGCCAATGCCGACGTTGCCACTCTCAAATATATGCTTCGTCATTGAAGTATTACCATAAGTAGCAGTATTGCTCCCCTTACCAATAGCATTATAACCAATTACTATTTCATTATCAGTACCATCAGCACTAGCTTTAGAATCATATCCTAAATACAAACCATTATTTCCTGTGGTTCTACCTGTTGCACCGTCTGCAATATAGCGACCAGAATTAAGTCCTAATGCTGTGTTGTTGACTCCTGTTGTGTTGGAGCGGAGAGAATACATTCCATTCGCTGTGTTGTTGACTCCTGTTGTGTTGGAGTAGAGAGAATACGTTCCATTCGCTGTGTTGTAGTTTCCTGTTGTGTTGGAGCGGAGAGAATACATTCCATTCGCTGTGTTGTAGTTTCCTGTTGTGTTGGAGCGGAGAGAATACATTCCATTCGCTGTGTTGTTGACTCCTGTTGTGTTGGAGTAGAGAGAAACATATCCATTCGCTGTGTTGTTGACTCCTGTTGTGTTGGAGTAGAGAGAAGCATATCCATTCGCTGTGTTGTTGACTCCTGTTGTGTTGGAGCGGAGAGAATACATTCCATTCGCTGTGTTGTTGACTCCTGTTGTGTTGGAGTAGAGAGAACGAAATCCATTTGCTGTGTTTTGGTATCCTGTTGTATTGGAACTTAATGCTCCATACCCTACAGCTGTATTATATGAGCTGTGAGCAGCACTTGTAGCTGTTGAACCCATTGTCAAATTACCAGCTCCAAGACCAACAAAAGTATTATATCCAGTAGTTGTTACTGTTCCATTATTTCCATAATTAAAATCGTGAATAAAAGGAGTTGTGCCTTTATAAATTATTCCATAAGGGGTAGTACCAGAAGTAGAAGACATTCTAAAGTTTTTAGTAATCTCTAGTTGTTGAGCAGGATTCGTCGTTCCAATCCCGACGTTGCCTGTGCTTTGCAATATAGCCAATCTTGTTGTTCCAGCTTCATCAGAATCAAAATACAAATCCTTGTTAAAAGTCATCCTTGACAGAGTCCCCTGTGCCTTTAATTTTATTGTATTAGCACCAGAGGTTGCATCAGTTCTTGTCAATGCAAAATCAGTATTTCCCGTCCCTGACACCTCCAACTTCGCCACTGGCCCCGTCGTCCCAATTCCGACGTTGCCTCCGGCCGCTACTGTCATTCTCACCGCATTATTTGTTTCTATATTTAATAGATTATTATCATTAGTTCCTAAGGTAGCAGTAGTT